CTGTAACAACATATATCGTGGATAAGGACGGTAATCAGATTGATGCCTCAACTGCTACCGCTCCAGCAAACAGAGACTTCCGTGGTGCTTGGTCACTGTCAGGCTCAGTGATTTCTGAGGACATGGACAAGGCAAAGGAAATCTTTAAGGATAAAATCCGTGAAGTACGCAAGCCCCTGCTGGAAGCAAAGGACGTTGAACTGATGAAGGCTCTGGAAGCTGGCTCAGACACAACTGCCATTGCCGCCGCAAAGGATGCTCTGCGTGATGCCCCTGCCGCACCTGCTATTGATGCCGCTACTGACATTGCCAGCTTGAAAGCCGCTTGGGATACGAGTGTTCTTGGTGATAGCCCTTACGCATAAGGAGTTTTAAATGTCCAGAGCAAGAGACTTAGCAAACCTTGTTGATGCCAATGGCGATGTAAAAGCATCTGCCTTGGATAATGCAGAGGCATTTCCTGCTGGCACGTTAATGGTGTTTCAGCAAACATCAGCCCCTACTGGCTGGACAAAACAAACTACACACAATGATAAAGCATTTCGTTGTGTTAGCGGTTCTTGTTCTTCTGGTGGCACTACAGCTTTTTCTACAGCAATGGCAACACCGTCTGTGTCTGGTAGTGTTGGAATTAACGGTACTCCTGATTCTGGTAACTTGGCTGTTTCAGTGTCTGGAAATATTTCAAACACAACATTATCTAACAACCAGATTTCTTCTCATTCACACACAGAAAGAAGAATATATGGCTCAGATGGTAATTATAGTGGGTACTATGGCGCACAATATGCTAATGATGGACAAAATCTACAAAACGCCGTTAATTCAGGTATGGGTAGTGCTGGTGGCGGCGGTGGAGGTGGTTCACACAATCACGCACATACCCTTTCTGGAACAATGACTGGTGCGCCTGGACTCGGCAATCTAACAGGTACATTATCTTCATCAACAGCATCTATTAATGTTCAATATGTAGATGTAATTATTGCGGCAAAAGATTAATGAACACACCAACCTTTATTGAAAGCTATCAAACAGAACAATACGATTTTTGCGATAGGGTTATTGCAAGATTAAATGAATATATTTCTGGGCAAGATGACCCAAATGTTGCGATGCACTTTATGAATGGCTCGACTACAAATCGTGGAGAAGCTAACAGAAGAGATTATTCATTTAACTTTACCGCAATGAAAGACCCTCTTGTTGCTGAAATGCACGAGATATTAAGGCAATACATTCCAAAATATGCAAATACCTATAATGGTTTTGGTATGCAAGGCTGTATGTCAGAAGCAATGAAGGTTCAAAAAACACCACCAAAAGGCGGATTTCATACTTGGCATTGTGAGCATGGTAGGCGTGAGTCATCAAGCTGGCGTAATCTTACATGGACACTTTACTTAAATGACATTCCAGATGGGGAAGGTGAAACAGAATTTATTGAGTATGGTATAAAGCTACAACCTAGAAAAGGTCTCTTGTGTTTTTTTCCTTCCGCTTGGACACATACACACAGGGGAAACCCTGTTTATAGTTGTGATAAATACATAGCTACTGGTTGGTATTATTTAGTATAAGGAGTTTGTCATGGCAAGATGGGTAATTATAAATGGTGGGTCTGGTGATGCAGACCAAATTGGTAAAGATGGTAATTTTTTTGACCAATTGGATTTGTCATGGTTGCCACCAGATGTTTGTGCTGTTCAATCGCCAGATGGTGTAACTTGCGAAATTGAAAAAGGCGACCCAGCCACAGGCTATCGTACACAAAATGAAATTAACGTTGCGACAAGCACACTGTCATGGTGGCCTAATGTTGAGACTACATGGCAAGCGGCATACGATGCAAGTCCGAAAGATTCTCCACCACCAGAAGAGCCAGCATAATGAAGCTAGAGGTTAAGGACAACTGCCCGTTAAATAACTTTGAGCCTTGCAAGAAGTTAGATTGTGCGTGGTTTATTCAGATAAGAGGGCAAGACCCTCAGACTGGTGAATCTGTAGATGACTGGGGTTGTTCTATGGCGTGGATGCCAAAGCTGTTAATTGAAAATGCTATGCACACTAGACATACTGGTGCGGCTGTTGAAAGTTTTAGAAACGAAATGGTTAAAGACAATCAAGCATTGTTAAAAGCATACCAGACATCAGATTTAAAGGTGATAAAATGAACCAGAGCAACATTCCTTTAGTAGCTGGTGGTTTAACTGCTCCGTGGTGGGTAAATGCAATGAACGATTGGCTTTCATTAATAGCTGTCATTCTTACCATAGCGTTGCTTCTCCGTAATCTTTGGAAGTCACGGAAGGACTAGGCAATGATTGACCCAGGCACGATAGCCTTGGCTGCTAGTGCCTTTGCCGCGGTCAAGAAAGGCATAGCCTTTGCCAAAGACATCGAGTCCATGCACCAAGACATCTCCCGGTGGATGTCTGCTTGCCATGAAATCGAATCCAAACATAACAAAGTTAAGCGTAGAAAAGGCCAGTCTGTCGCAGAGGAAGCGATGGAAACTTGGGCTGCTGTGCGCAAAATACGTCAGCAGCGCGAGGAGCTTCGGCTCTATATGCTGTCTATAAACCCCCAAGCATGGAATGATTTTGTAAGAATAGAGGGGCAGATACGAAAGCAGCGCCAGCAAGAGGAGGCTGAAAGGCGCAGAAAGATTAAGCGTAACCTAGAGATAGCTGTGGTGGTTCTGGCCATTGTGCTAGTTGGGTTTGCTTTTGGCCTGATGGTTTGGTGGGTGTTGTATCTAAGGAGTTTGTAATGGCTACAGTATTAGACGAATGGAAAGTGATGCCAAGACTGGCATTTCTTGCTATGATTATCATGGCTTACAGGGTAACGGACTGGTATATGTATGACTTAGACATTGCCAGCCGGACTATTGAAGCCAGTGGTTTTGTTTCCGTTGTGGTCGGGGCTTTGACAGGTAGCTTTGCGATATGGCTAGGGAAAGAGAAGTAAGACTGGTCACATATACCGATAACCAGCTCCGGGGTGAGAAGGTTTATTTTCTGGTGGATGAAAACGGCGTGATGCTGACAGAGCCAGTAAAGAAAGAGGGCAAACATGATACAGCTATTGGGCGTAGTGGGTAATCTTGCCCAGACTTTTCTTGAAGGCAAGGTAGAGAAAGAAAAAGCCAAGTCAGAGATAATGAAGACTGCCGCGCAGCATGATAGCAAGTGGGAGTTAATCATGGCTGAGTCTACGCGCAACTCATGGAAAGACGAGATAATTACCATCGTTGTTTTACTGCCGTGCGTACTTAGCTTTGTGCCGGGCATGGAAGATATAGTACAGGCTGGCTTCAACCGCTTGAGCGAGCTGCCTGATTGGTATCAGAACATCTTATATGTTACTATACTAGCAGGGTTAGGTCTCAAAGGACTGGATAAGTTTAGGAGAAAGTAATGCCAGCAAAACGTGGTTTATATGCAAACATCCATGCCAAGCGTAAGCGTATCAAGGCTGGCAGTGGTGAGAAAATGCGGAAGCCAGGCAGTAAGGGTGCGCCTACTGCAAAGGCTTTCAAGCAATCAGCTAAGACAGCTAAAAAGAAATGAGGATATGATGGCTACAATATTATCATCAGCAGAGGGAGCTAAAAGGACTGCATCAAAGTCAAAGGCAGCAAAAAAAGTTTCTGGCAACAATTACAGCAGAGCCGAGGATATTTTGGATAGATATGCAAAAGGCAAGCTGAACTCAAGAGAGGTTCAGAAAGAACTAAAAAAGTTTGGGTTTGGTGCAAACTTACGCGGCAAAAGCAATGTCATCCCAGTATTCCCCTTAGATGGGGGCGATGGTTTTGATGTGGAACTGTAATGAACATAGACCAGCTTAGACAGGAGCTTGCGGCAGACGAAGGCTGTAAGTACGAGATATATTTAGACCATCTCGGTCTGGAGACGTTCGGCATTGGCCACCTCGTAACAGAAGATGACCCGGAATATGGCCAGCCTGTCGGCACACCCGTTACAGAAGAACGAGTGCAGCAAGTGTTTCGCAGGGACATAGCCGTTACTACAGAGGATTGCCATAGGCTGTACCCGGACTTTAACAAGCTGCCAGAGGAAGCCCAGCTCGTTATTGCAAACATGATGTTCAACCTCGGCTACCCTCGCCTGTCAAAATTTAAAGGCATGAAAGCAGGGGTAGATGCCCGGGACTGGGATAAAGCAGCAGAGGAAATGATAGACTCGAAGTGGTTTGACCAAGTGCCAAACCGGGCGAAGCGTTTGGTGGCTAGAATACGGAGCTTGAAAGATGCCTAAGAAAAAAGACCCCCGGTTGGCTAGAGCTGGTGTATCCGGCTACAACTAGCCAAAGCGCACCCCAAACCATCCAAAGAAGTCTCATGTCGTTGTGGCCAAAGTAGGCGACAGGGTTAAGACTATCCGCTTTGGGCAGCAGGGCGTATCTGGTGCTGGGAAAAGTCCAAAGACTGCTGCACAGAAGGCACGGCGTAAATCATTTAAAGCCCGTCACGCAAAGAACATAGCTAAAGGCAAGATGTCTGCGGCTTATTGGGCTAATAAAGTTAAGTGGTAGTGAGAACGGGGCGGCAAACACATCTCCGTAACGTGTGAGGACTTTATCCAATAACTTTCACACTGTACAAAAACCGCCCCGTCCTCTACCGCTAGAGCTGTCCAGCGGTATCCTTGTTTACCTTCCAAATGCGCCAGCCAGTACCGTCCGGCATCTTAGCGCTTCTGTGAGGTATGTTTCTAAAATACATACAGCCTCTTACACTGTCATAATCTTTCTGTGTGTGGACAAGAAAGCTATCACCATCCTCTAGGTGGTCTAGTATTGGATTCCATCTCCCCCTCTGCACCCTTACGGGCTTGTCCTTCTCTATTAGCTTTTTTTGACAATTCGAACAGTACATTAAAACAACTCTCCTCTGTGCCGTAACACAATACATCTCCTCTACCATTGCAGCTCCATGTGTTGTCTAGGGCTGGATGCTCCTTGCCACACTGGACGCAAGTAACTGTGTGTTGCGACTGTTGTGCTTTGGTTTTCTTTTTCCTACCTTTATCGTACCAAGCCATACTTATCCTTGCGAATATTGTCCAGGCTTTTATTGATAAGGTCTTGCGCCAGCTCAAGCATACGTTTCTCTGTCATGTTGAGAAAGTATGGTTTGCCGTCTATGGTGATAAGCAGCCCATCATCGTAGGCTGCTATCAAGATTTGTGGCTGGACTTCCATTAGAATGGAATGTCATCGTCAAGGCTGAGTGCGTTACGCTTAACGGCTGCCGTTTCAGCTACCTTGCGTAGGCCGCCTTGCTGTACGTTATCATGCAGATTGTCGGCTGCCTGATGCTGTACTGGCTCAGTGATAGAAATACCCAGCGAGCCATCGTCATTTTCAAAGACAGATACCCGGTACTTCTTGTCACCTCTAAGAGTTACATCCGCCGGCGAGCCATCTTTGTACGGGCTAAACTTGCTGTTACCCCACTTGGCTGCACCCTCGTCATTTGGAAACACCTTTATTGATGTTACCTTTTCTAGTCTTGTCGCCATTATGCTACTCCTTCTAATTCACTTAGGCGTTTCTGAAAGAGAAGAACAAACTTGTCCCCTCGCTCCTTATTCCTTGCGGAAATCTTTTTTATTCTTTGCTTGTTATCCACAAACAACTTCTCGACTTTAGCCGGAATGTCTTTCATGTCGAGCTGGGACTTCAAGTCGTTGTATAACGCCCAGTCTCTTTCATCTTCGCTTGTGGGATTTTCCTTTGCCTTTTCAGGTTCAGGGGTAGGTGTGGGTTCAGGCGGAGTCGCGTGGTGCAATGGAGGAGGATTACCAGCGCCAGCCGCCTGACTCTGTTGGATATCTGTATGTCTTTCAACAGTATCCATTTCATTTGCTGATGCGTATTCACCACCAGCTAAACCAATCGAGGCAAGGGCACGACCTATGGCACTGCTCTCGCAATTCTCTAAAGCAGATGTAGTATTGACATGGCCTTGCCCCCGGATTTCCTCTGCCATCCCAGAGCCTATGACTATGCCATCTGCATTAGTGATTATAGCCTTTATAACGACCCTCTGTCCATCATCTACAAGTATCTTGGTATCTACCCCCATAGACAGGCCAAAGACCTTCCTGAACGCTTCCATGCGGTGAACAACTTGGGTATACATTTTACCCCCTCGTTGCTTCACGCCATGCGTTTTGTTCAGCTCCGCGCATAGAGCCATTGCGTCTAGGATATTAGTCATCGTTTATCTCCTCAAACTTTACGTTTCGGCTTTCAAAGTAGGCTGTCATCATGTTCATCACACAAAGCAGCGTTTCCTTGAGGTCTTCTATGTCTTTCTCCAGCTTGTTTAATCGCTCAAGGTTTAGGTCTATAAGCTGGGCGTGTTCTTGTTCTATCTCAGTCATGCTGTCCTCCAGAAATAGGCAAGCCATTATAAATTCGGTACTGCATCGGGTTCATCTCTGTGACTTGCTCAATAATCGGGAAAGGCTTTCTTTCCTTCTTTGCCCCTAAAACGTATGTCGGTGCGTACATTTTTAAAAGCTCGACTTCCAAATCCATACGCTTGCCGAGTGGGTCTGGTGAAGATAATTCTTCCGCGACCTTCTTCGGCACTGCAATGGGCTGGAAATGTACTAGGTGTGTATTCATGCTGTCCTCCAAGCATCTTTTGCTATTTTCAGTATTTCACCGCCATGTCTTTGTCCTATTTGCCCGAAGTCTGGCGGCACTAGCGCGAACAATTCACGCCAATTTCCATTGGCTACTTGCATTAGTTTCTGTACTGCAAGCCACCTTCTTACCACATTTTCATAGGCTTCTTCTAGCCTATCTGGTTGTAATGCTTCACAATTTTCGGCAGTAACGATGTTGTAACCAGCACTGGTAACGAACAGCAAGCCTGGAGTTAGGCCAGTAGATTTATGGTAAACCGCTTGCTGCATGACTTGCTGGGGAGTAGGTTCTGTCTTTGGTTTTGGCACTCGCCACGTTCTGCTCCCATCCTTCTTTGGTGGGTTGCGGAGAGGGAGGCTGCACTTGAGGTCAATCTGTCTAGTTTCGCTCGCATAGTCGAGAAATAACGTGACTGGTACATCA